CCAATTCTCTGGAAATCCCATTAGGAATTCCACAAAGGTCGGATTCAATTTGCCACCAGGTTTTGGTATGTTGTTCTTTAACATGTTGCCCACTACTGTCGACTTCCCCTTCTGACTGATCGGGAACGTCACATTCTTTGAGTCGTGAGCCGTGGGTGTTGGTATTTGACTCTTGTCTGTGTTGTAAATCTTGTTCACTACATCGTTCAACTTCGCTCCGAACTTGGTTCCAGTGCCAACCCTCGTTACACTCCAACCTGATGAATTTTTTTTCACTGTCTCTGGTGGTGCTACTACATCCATCTGACAACTCGCTGATGGTGTTGGAAACATTTGAACGTGTGCCGTTAGATTGTGTTGAGCTGCAGCCTTTACACCTTTTCGTTTGATCAGAGTTTCTGCATCTTCCTGTCCCGATGATCTTGGTGTTGGATACATCTTCATCGTTTCTGGATCCACTTGTTCTCTCAGGTTTGATGGTTTGGTTCTGCCCTTCCTGTGTCCCTCCATTAATTTTTTTGTCCCTGCTGCGCTTCTCGGCGGCAAGTAATCCATTGTGTTTGGAGTGGCCCACAATCCAGACTCTAAATCTTTGGTGCCAAGCACCGATGCCTGAAGCAGGTATAAGGAAACATTGGACTTCGAAACCTTCACCTTCCAAGTCATCTTGCACCTGTCTGAGGACCATGCCGTTTTGGAGGTTAACAAGTCCCTGCACATTCTCTCCAATAATGAATTCGGGTTTGACTTCTTTAATAAGTCTAAACATTTCTGGCCAGAGATATCTGTTGTCATCTCTCCCTTTTTGTTTACCTGCGACACTGAATGGTTGACATGGGAATCCTCCAACAATGACATCTGCTTCAAATTCTTTTCCTTTGACATTTCTTATATCTCCTTCAATTGGTATGTTTGGAAAATTCTTTTTTAAAACTTTTTGACAAAATTCATCAAACTCTACAAACTTAACTGTATCAAATTTATCAGTGGAATGAAGGCCTAAACTAAATCCTCCAATGCCACTGAATAAATCTAATACCTTAAGTTTAGTTTCCAATGAATTCCTTTTTACTTGAGTCTCTCATTTTCAAAAATTTAAATTTTGCTATTTTTAACATTCTTTCAAATAAAGACTCTGCTTTAAATGTTTTAACAACATTCATAACTTTACCATTAACTACAAATGTTAATGTGTTGGTAGCATGATCTAACTCTATAGTAAAAAGTTCTTTGGCCTTGACTCTAGTGTCAACTCTTTTTAGATCGCTCTCCGTCATCATTACTTTCTCCGTTTAATAATTTTTTTCTAAAATTTTCAACAGTTGTTTTATTTTTCTTAGCTTGATGTTCTACATAGTCATTTAACAATTTAGATATCATTGCACCTGGGGCTCTATATTTAGATTTACAAAGTGCTTTTAATACCTTGTAATCTTTAGAGGGTATTGCTACTGACTTCCATTTATTTATGTCCATTGATAACCTCCTTCAAATCATTCAAAGGGCTTTCTTCTTTTACTAAATCTTTCCAACTTGGTTCTTTAACTTCCATATCTTCTGTCAAAAGTAATGGCTCTAGTGTTTCAGTTATTCCTAAAGCTTCTTTAAGTCTTTTGTTTTCTTCTTTAAGCTTATTGATATTTTCTTCAAGTAATTTAAGTGAAGTCATTAGTTTATTAAATGCATTTTGCATTCTTTCGAGTGCGTATAATTCACCTTCTGGTTTTTGGCCAAGTGGCAGTAAATTATCTGTAGTCATTTTGTCTCCTCATATTGTTGGTTTGTTTTTATTATGCTATCTTAATTATATGGGATGTAATTAGAAGTCAATGAAAATAATGTTAGTAATATATATTTGTTCTGTAGTTGGAGGTAGCTGCATGCCACCTATACAAATTCAAGAAAGTTATAAAGATATGTTTGATTGCCATGTTGAGGGCTACAAAAAATCAGTAGACTTATTAAAAGAAATGGGTAGAGATGAAGTAAATAAATATGAGATATATACAAAATTTACTTGTGAAAAATTATTTGAAACCTAATGCTTATTAAATTTATATTACTAACATCTTTTTGTTTAAATTATCCAAATGGAGAGACAAAGTGTGGGCAATATCTCAGAGATGACCTCTCAGATGCCCTAGAATGCAGATCTATGGCTCGTGCTATAGGTACAGCTAAAAAACGTCAAATCGAAGAAATAGGGGGTTCTATGGCCTCTTATAGCGTCTTTTGTTATGCTATTGACAAGGATGGTCTAGATATTGACCAAACATTCGAAATATCTTATAATATCTTATGACAGCTTATCGTGTCAAAGCATACATGGGAGGTCTGCAAGTAGACCAAGTAGTTGAAGCAGCCGATGGTAAAGAAGCGATTTTAAAGGTGTCAGAAAACGTGGACAATGGTACTGTTGAAGTTGTTGAAGATGGCTTCACCGGTAATAAAAGAGTCCACATAACATACGAGGAGATCGTAAATGTTAAGTAAAGAAAAATTGGAGTTATTAAAAAAACTTCAACATAAAGAGCATGCTTGGTCAGCTAGTCTTATGACAAATGGAATATGCACTACTGAAATGCTTAAAACTGAGAGTGAAATAAAATCTCTTAGAAATGAATTAAAGCACCAAGATGTTCAAGAACTCTTAGCTGCAACAGGCTAAGTTTTATTAGGTTTTAAAAAACTAAACTTTTTCCCTAGGGATTCTTTCGGCTTAATAAACTCATAGTGGTTAATAATTTTTAAAAGTCTATTTCTTTTTACAGTACAGTAAGGCAAAAATAATTTTGCAAGATGTAACGCTTTCTGGTGTGAGCATCTCCATCTCCATTGATTTGTTTTACCTAAAGATCCTTTACCAATACCTTTGAAATGAATGCTACCAACTCTAACAATGTCATAAAAATTTTTAATACAATCTAAATCTGTCATTGCAATTTCCATTGCAACATTCCATTTTAAATATATTTTACCGTTTGGCTTTTTACATTTATATTGTGCATAATTTATATTACCTTCTCCTTCAAACAATCCTGCTGCAAAAGCTATTAAGTCCCTGTTATCATGAGGAAAATTTTTATTTAGCATCACCCCAACTTTTACCTAATCCAACATCAACTACTGAAGGTACTTTAAACTCAATTGATTTTTCCATAATACTTTTAATTTCTTCTGCATGAGCATCATCTTTAATATTAAAACAAAGTTCATCATGTATCTGTAACATAGGCAAGTGACCTGCATTATAACAATCCAACATAGATTGTTTTGTTTGATCAGCTGAGGATCCTTGTATTAATCTATTTAATGCTTTGTATGTATAGGCTCTCTTAATATTATCTTTACCATATTTAGCTACTGCATTATCAAATGTTTCAGCTTGGTGTAGTCCAAAGTCTCTAGTCTCCCACTTATCAAACCTACACTTTCTACCTTTTTTAGTTCTAATCACACCCTTCTCATCGGCTGCTAATTTACATCTGTCAGAAAGTTTTCTTATAAAAGGCACCTTCTTATTGTACTTTTCAATTAACTCATCTGCTTCATCTTTAGTAACTCCTAATGATAATGCTAATTTATTTTTACCCATTCCATACATTATACCAAGGCCTATAGTCTTAGCTTGAGTTCTTTCAATACCAACAAGATCTGCAACTGTTTGATGAAAGTCTGCACTATTATCTTTATATGCTTCAACTAATTCTTGAGATCCTGCGTAACCATTGTCTCCAATAGATGCTGCATAGTGTACAGTCATTCTTGGTTCTTGTTGTGAATAGTCAAATGAGCCCCATTGATAGCCCTCTTCTGGTATAAATAGTGATCTGATTTTAGGACCTAGATCCTTATTTCTAGCAGGTACTTGTTGTAAGTTTGGGTTACTCATAGATAGTCTACCCGATACAGTTCCTCCAGAATCTGATCTTAGTTGTTGTATCTCTCCATGAATTCTACCTTTAACCTGGTATCGAAGTATTGATGATAGGAAGGTGCTATGAAATTTATTTACCTCTCTGGCTTGCACAATTAACTGCGCTAGTTTATGTTTGTTATTTATTAACCAATTTTGTGTAAAGGAAGGCTCTTTTGTTTTTTCAGTTCGTGGATAATCTAACTTCATTTTGTCAAAAGCTTTGGCAATCTGGCGTGATGCCCAAATGTCTACTTCTATTCCTGATTCTTTTTTTATGGCCGATAGTATTTCTTTCTCTTGGTTCAACATTTGTTTTTTTAATTGTTCAGCTAATTCCACTTGGACTCTCACTCCTCGTTGACGCATTTTTATCAAGACAGGAATTAATTGTTGTTCTAGATCCCAAACTGTTTCTAAACTCTGAGTTCTTATTTCTTGTTTAAATCTTTGCCATAACTTTAACGTTAGCACTGCATCTTGCTCTGCATAATATCCAACATGTTCTGCAGGTAACTTCCACATCTCTGCTTTAGGATCTATACCATGTGCTGCGGCAGCTTCTCTTAATTCTGTTTCTGCTTTTATTTCTCCCAGGTAATCAACCGACAAACTATTTAAATTATACTGAAATCTATTTTCATCTATTAATGCTGCAGCTATCATTGTATCTACTATTGGTCCGTTGACCGTGATCCCAGATGCTTCTAACCATCCTACATCATACTGAGCATTATGAAAAATTTTTGTACAAGGTAAGCTACAAACTTTTTTCATGTAAGCTTTGACTTGTTCTGGTATCATATTACCACCACCTAAATGACCAAACGGAAAGTATCCTTGCCATCCATCAACGGCTACTGCAAAACCTACGATCTCTCCTTTACCTAAAGCCCAACCAGCTCCAAGCTTTTCATTAATGCCATCATCCTTAGTTTCTAAATCAATTGCTATCTCAGTAGCATTAGATAGATCTTTATACTCTGATGGTGTGTTCCACATAGATTTTTTAAAAGTTAATGTAAGTTGTAGTCCGTTCATTTTTTCTCTTCTTTCAAATGTTGCTTCTCTAATTCACAATAATGAATAATCTTATCTATATCCTCTATTGTTTTACCTTTGAATAAATACCTACATACATATTTAATAACATTTGCTTGAAAAGGATTGAGACCATTCTTTCTTATAAAAGTCCATGGTTGAATAATAAATGATTGGTAATGAGATCCTCCAATTTGTTTTTCATCAGCATCTTTAGCTTCATCGAACATTCCTTTATTTGTCATTTTTCTCCTGAACATAAATTAAATAGTCTGACCCAATTGGGTAGTTAAACTTATAGTCTGTTCTTAATAAATGTAAAGTTTTTCTTGCTCTTGTTGCACCGGTATACCAAACCTTACGTTCATCACTTTTTTCTTGTTTGTTTTTATTTGCATAATCAGACGGATAGTTACCTTTACTATAAAGCACAACATGATTTGCTTCACCACCTTTTACACTATGTATTGTATCAATTGTTATTATTGGATCTTTATCTAATTCTTTTTGTCCATATCTTCTTAACAATCTTATAAAATGTCTTACTTGTTTTGGTTTAAAATTTCTTCTCAATATCCAAAACCAAGGTTTATTTTTTTGTGTGTCTTCTAAAGCTAGACCACACCACTCTTTTAAAGTTTGAAAGTCATACTCTTTTAAATCTGGTTCATTTCTCCAAAACTTATCTAATCTATATGCAGGGTCTTCAAGTTCTCTAATATACTTGACCATGTTACGTGCTGCTCTTTTATCTATCTTCTTATTATTACTAATCGTTGTCCAAGCTTTGATAGCTTCCCATTGTTTCTGATCAAAACATTTTGTACCTCTATTATCTTTATAATATAAACCTGCATCCTTAGCTAACATCCTAAGTTCATTTACAGTTTCATTGATACGACCTAGGATATACCAATCTTCTTTTAATGTTTCGAAAGGTATCTCTTTAAATGATAAATAACTTTTAACAGATCCTTTTGAGTCTCCTGGTT